CTTGATCCTGAAAGAAGCCGTAGTCTTCCATTTCAAAGCTTATCTGTATACTATTCTTTGATTCTTTAACGTAGCCTTTCAAACTATTGTAAAGCGTTTTAGACGAGTTTTTTTTCATCCGTGTTAGGTTAGACTTCGCTTGTTTAATTACGTAGTCTTTGAAATCGTCTAGAAAGGCCTGTACGTTGTTTAACATATTGTCATATCGTTGGGAATAAGAACATCAAAAGTCATAGTCCATCCTGCTAACTTATTTTCGAATCGGTCTATAAAAGGTTCACAAGTTGGATTACCTGTAACCTGAAACTTGTCATCGTATAAATCGCCACGTCTTAAAAATTCGTACATTCTATTTAATACTGCTAGGTGTGTGTTTAGTACGTCTAGTTCGTTATCGTTTCCTGTAAATATGTCTTCGGTTTCGTCTTTTGATATGTCCACAATATCCATAGCCAAAACGCTTATATTGCATTGTTGAACATTATTAACAAACTGCACATTATTTACTATGATATGCACCAAAGGAAAAATAGTCTGCTTGTTTAAATCTACTCGGAATATGTCCCCTTGTGTTACTGTGTTTACTATAGGGTCTGCTTCAAAGTGTTCTTTTATTCGTGTTATTAAGTCGTAGTAGCCTGTCATTTTCTATATGCTTTTCTTATTTCGTTGTTTTCGATTTGGTTTTTTTGTTTTTCGAAGATGAGATAGGTGAGACATTGAGTAAGCGGAAGTCTTGTAACTTCGTTAAACTTTGTGATGTCTCCTTTAGCGATTCCATAAATGCTTCCATACCATCCCCACCTTTTGTTAAATTGTCCGCGTTCTGTGAAGTCGCTAAAATTATCTTGTTCTTCTTCATCTCGTGTGACAAATAGTTCATTGTAGCTGTTAATAATTCGCTTCCTAAATTCCAAAAAAAAACATAGGCGCTTATGCATACGCCAAGCGGTGCGAACTTCATAAGGTCTTGCATATCTTTATTAGGTTCGTAGTCCGTGATTTCGTAGTTTTTACCTGTCTTCTTTTTGATAGGCCTAAACATTACGCTCATAGCTTTATGGAAGTTTTCCCAATCCTGTAAATAGTTTTCTAGGTCTACGTATTCGCCGAAAGTTATTTCTTCTAAATTCGGAATGAAAGCAAATTCTATATCTTTTATTTTGAACGTTCTTTGTAGCTGTGGCTTTTCTTCAAATAGCTTTGTGAAGTGTACGATCAATTCGTTCAGGTCTGTAAGCTTTATTTTTGCTATGTCTTTTAATTCTATTCCGCAGAATATTTCTACCATTTTTTGTGCTACAAATTCTTCGTCATTTGACTTCTTTTGTAGTTTTAAGAATTCTTGATACCTGCTTAAAGGTATTTCGTTTAGAGACGTTGGAAGTGTTAGATTGAACTTCATATATTTATAACTTATTTTTCGTGTTTTTGTATTACCTAATGTTATAAGTGCCGTAATTTGCACCTATTCCAAGTGTTTCCATTTCGTGGTAGCGTAGCGCATCAATGGCGTGGTTAAAGTGGTCTATAGGCTTGTTTAGTTTTACGCCTTGCTTGTCTGTGTCCCAAATGTAGGAACGCAGTTCTTTGATTAGATTAGTGCTGTCTTTTGTTACTAGATAGTCCTGCTGTTGCATTGTGTCAATTCCGTAGTTTATGGAATCCTTTCCTTTTGTAACGCCTTTTATCGTCTTTCCGTAGCGCCTTATTTCGTCTATTGATTTCGGTTCGGCACTATCTGCATAAATAGGAACGTTGTTAGGAAGCACTTTAGCAATGTCGCTGTTTAACATTCCTGTTTGGTATTTTAGTTCGTTTAGGATTCGTTTGCCGTTGTAGTTGTATACTTCTATAATTGCTGTAGGATCGTTAGTATAGCCGAAGTCAAGCCCTATTCCAATTAAACGCGCTTCGTTTGGCAGTTTGTCTATTTGTTGCCAATTACTAAAAATTACGCCTTCGAGACTTCCTACTTGTCCTTCTCCGTAGACCTTCCACCAATTCGCCCAATAAGAGGAAGTCTTTGCCTTTTCTCGGTTCTTTTCTATTTGCTGTACTATTGAATCGTCTAGTGCTTCGTTATCTTTGTAGGTTAGAATTATAAAGTCTGCGTCTGCTTCGTCTTTTAGTTCGGTATGTACCCAAAATTCGTTAGCAGGGTTGAAGTCTAAATAAACTTCTTTCTTTGTTCGTATTGCTAGTTCGTTGTAGGCTTGAAAGCTTATATTGTTACATTCGTTTATGTAGAGAATGTCACGTCTTGCACCCCTTAATTTACTTGAATCGTCTGCGCTAAAAAACTCAATGAAGCTTCCGTTAAAGAATTCGTATTTTAGTAGGGTTCTGTTAAAGCGTTCAGGGAACCACCTGCCTATTGACTTCATTATTTTTTCAAAGTCTCTTAAAGCACCTCTACGTAAATGCGGTATTGATTCAGCGACTACGCTTATTTCCGTGTTTGGATAGTCTGCAGCTATGTGAATAAGCACAGGCAGGATTCCGAAAGTCTTACCTGCACTTGTGCCGCCTTGAATAATTTTGATTCGTTTTTTTAAATCAAGAATCTTGTTTATCGCGGTTGTTCTTACTAACATCAGGGAAAAGTGGCTGTTCTATATTTGTTTGTTCTACGTGTTCTTTTAAGGCGTTTAGGCGCTGTGTAATACTTGGATTGTATTGCCCAACCATACCGCCTTCAATTTGGTCTTTGCGTATTTCTTTTCTTATACGCGAACAGACGGCGCAAAAGTCTTCATAGCTTTTATTAGTATTCCTAAAATAATGTTCTACTGTGAAGTTATATCTATCCCAACAGAATATTTCGAAGCCTTCCATTGTTAGTGGTGTTTCTAGTGGTTCAGGAATCATATCGCCTGTTCTTTGGCTTAATACGTATTTTATTCTAGGATTGTTCTTTACTACTTTCTTGTAGTCTTTGAATATGTCTTCTAGTTCTTTTGGGTCTTGTAGTTTTTTAGGTCTGCCTGTTTTTCCTTTCATTCTTCGTTTTTTTGTACGTTGCTTAATCTAAATAAATTTAAGAATTCGTCTTCGTCTACTTCTTCGCAGCAAAATAAGTTTTCGCTATCTGTTTCAAAGTGTAGAAAGTGTAGTCCGTCTTTCTGTAATTTTTCGATAATCATTTTAGCGTAGTGGTGCATATTTTCTCCGCTATCCAAAATAAAGTATTTATTCTCCGTATTCATCGTAAACTTTTTTAAGCTTGCTTATTGTGTCGCGCCAACAAGAACCGCAGCTGCTTGACATTTGTACTCTTTGATTAAATACCCTTTGGTAGATTTCGCTTAATACTTTTTGTTGGCTTACTGAAATAGTGTTTTGTCTTTCTCGGTTGTAAAAGCTGTTTAAGAATTCGTATTCGTGTTCGAGTAGGCAGTTAGGCTTTTTGTATGGAAACATCCTGTTAAGCTTTGCCTTTCGTTCTTCACATCCGCAGTCTTCGCCTAGTATAAACTTGGCTACCTTCGATATTCCTGAAGCTTCTAACACTTGTTCTACAGAATCTCCTAGTCCTTCTGCTTTCTTTGTTCGTCTTTTTCTTGTCGTTGTTTTTGTTGTTTTTTTTTCCATTATTCAATTATTAATTCGTATTCTTTATTCTTGTAGTCGGTATAGTCTTCGCCTACATTTTCTTTAATTCTTTGCTTACAATGTTTAAGCGTTTGAAATATACTTTTAACGCTTATGTTTGTTTCGTTGCTTAATTGCCTTATTGACTTTCCTGAATCCTTGTAAATCTCGAAAAGGCGCTTGTCGTACCAATGCCAAGAACAGCTTTCTTCTTTTATTTTGTTTAAAATTGTTAAATATGCTTCGTGTTTTTGTTCCTCGTCTTCTTCGCTTGTTAAATAGTGTAGATTTTCAATGCTTACTATTTGGTATTTGTCGCGTTCCTTCAGGTAGTCTATGTATATGTTTCTAATTACAAAGTAGACGTAGGATTTATTTACTTTGCCTTTTGTTATTATGTTTTCAGGCTTGCAGTATTTTAGCATTCTTAAATATGCTTCTTGCACTATGTCTTCTGCTAAAAATGTTTCGCCAAACTTTCGAACCACTTCAACGTAGTCTTTGTGATGTTCAGCGACTTTTTCTAGCCATTTCATTTATACAAATGTATGATTATTTTTTAAACATTGTATTGACGAGTTTTTAAACAACAAGTTGTGGATAAAAAAAAGCGCCTAATATTGTGGCGCTGTTCCTTCTTCGTAGTAAAATCTGCAGACGTATTTATCTATCTTCTTTAAGGTGCTTAAGCTTACGTCTTTTTCTAATAAGAATTTGTCTATTTGTACGTGCTGTATTTTTTCTCCTGTTTTTCGTATTTCCTTTATTATTTGGTAACGATTCTTTTTTTTTAGGATTTCCTTCAGCATTTTACGTAGTGTAAAGTCATCTATAAACATTGTGATCATTTTAAAAAGGTAGGTCGTTAAAGCCGTTGTTTTTTACTTCTTTTTTAGGTTCGTGTTTTTCTTCGGCTACGTAAGGTTCGCTAATTGCAGCGCTAAAGTATTGCATTCCTTTTTGGCTTGTTCGCACCCATAGCGCTATTTCTTTTTCTACGCCGTCTACGTTTATTGTTCCTCTATAGTCAGGATGCGTTTCTTTTTCTTTTTTATTATTCTTAAAGATTGCGCCTGTGTTTTGTTTTTGTTCCATTGTTATTTGTTTTAAATTGTTTCTATTATTTTATTATAGTATTCTCTAGCTAGTTCTATTTTTTCTTTTATAGCTTCTATTACAGCTTCGTCTTTTTGTATTTTAAAGACCTTTACGCGCTTTTCTTTTGGAATGTGGTCAAAGTTATGCTTTGCTTCTACAAACGCTCTTATTTCTTCGCTTTCGTCTATTGCGTGCTGTTTCCAGTGTTCCCTTCTTACTTCGTCTTCTACCATTTCTTGTGGCGTATTAGTAAGACAATAA